TTTGTAATTAATGATACTATATATACATATATTTATTCTACTAATAATAATAAATTTATTCACGATTTTGATAAAACTAAAATATTAATTCAAAAATTTTTTAATATACATAATAATGAAAAATTATATTTTAATAATAAATATATTACAAAAAATAACAAAATTATTGGTATAGGTTTATTAATAGGAGATTATATTCCTATAAAATCTATAGAAATTAGTGAAATTAAATTAGAAAAAACAGATGAATTAATTTCTGAAGATATATCATTTATAAATAATGAAAATGATGAAGAAATAGATTTAGAAAATTATAACAGATTTGAATATACTAATTTATATTATACTCAATTTATTTATTCTATTTTAGATAAAATTCAATTATTAGATAACAAAAATGAAATTAATAGATTAATAAATGAAGAAAATTCAGATGATATAAAAATAGAAGAATTAATAATATATTTGGATAAAATTTTAAAAAATAATTTTAAAATTAGTGAAAAAATGTATTTACATAATAAAAAACCTACACATAATATTGAATCAGATATTATTACATGTCATACTTTAGAAAAAACTGATTGTGATGTAACTAATAATTGTAGTTATGATAATGATAATAATTGTAAATATATTATAACAGAATATTATTATAGATTATTTATAAAATTTTTAGCAAATGATTTATGTTTTAATCATTATAAAAAACATTTATTATTATCATTAAATAAAAATACTAAAATTTCAAATTTAGATAATAAATATATTATATTAGAAACTGAAGGTTTAATAGATAAAAATAAAGAAAAAGACTTAAAAAATAAAATTAATGTAGTTTATAATAAAATTATTACTGACGATCATTTTTATTCTATTGGTGAAAATTATGATAATACAAATAAAAATAATTCAAATATAGATGATAAATTTTGTAGATTAGTTAAAAAAAATGAAGATTTAAATATAACTTATTATGCTATGAAATCTTTAGTTAAAAAAAATATAATAGCATATAGTAATTGTATTTATTATAATTTATCTAAATTAGAAAATAAAAATGTAAATGAATTACGTTATAATATAGCAAATGAAATTAAAAATAAAATACAAGATAATTTATATAATATTTATGATATAATTAATTATTATTCAGAACATAATAATAGTCATTTATATACAAATATAGTATCTGTAGAAGATTTATCTAGTATATTAAATTCATCTGAACATTGGATTACAGAACTTGATTTATATATATATTCACAATTATATCAAAAAAAAATATATTTTTATAAATTAAATACAGAACCTATTCCTAATTTTCCAAAAGGATGTTATATGGTTATGAATGAAAATGAATCTACATTTACAGAAATTAAAATTTATGAAGAAGATTTTTATTATAAAAAATTATATTATTTAATTATTGATAATGATTAATTTTCTTTAAAAAATACAAAAAAAAATAATTATAAAAAATAATTATAAAAAATATTATAGTTTTATTTTTTGTATTATTTATATTGATTTAACAAAAAATAGTAAAGGTGTAAACATTATATTATTATAAAAATTTTCAGCATCCATATAATATGAAATACTAAAAATAAAAATATATAAAATACAGAATAAAAATATTCCTATAAAAAGTGTTTTATAACTAGTATTAATTAATGTTTCTTCTTCTGGTATTTCTTCAATTTTTAATTCTATATCATCATCATCCACCATACCACCTTTTAAAAAATTTTTTTTATTCATCATACCACCTTTTAATAATTTTTTTGTTTCATTTTCTTCTAATTCTGTAGTTTCAGTAGTATCCTCATTATTTTGGGCTAAATTAATAAATTTTTGAGCTATTTTTTTTGGATTTTTTTTTATATGTTTTTTTAATGTTTTTCCACATTTTTTTTTAATATTATCATCTTGTAAATCTAATGTTTTTTTAAATTCAGCAAATTTTTCATTATATTTTTCTATTTTATTATATATAAAATGATTTATTTCATCGTAATTTTCTATCATTAATATTAATTATTATAAAAAAAAAACAAAAAAAAAAATTTAAAAATATAATCAAAAAATTTTTTAAAAATATAATCAAAAAAAAAAATATAAATTTTTTCAATTATTTTTTTTAATCAATTATTATTATTTATAATAGTATTATGTAATTCTTCTATGGATTCTTTTAAATTAATATAATTTAATTTTTCACCCATACTATATATTTGTAAATTTAAAAATTTATTATGATGTTTTTTATATTTATCTATTTTTTTTATTATTTTTTCATAATTATCTATAAAACTTTTTATTGTTATACTATTAAATTCTTCAAATGTAGGAGGAGGATTTAAAATCATTTTATGAATAGCAGTTTTAAAATTAGCATATAATACTAATTGATTATAATTATCATTTCTAATACCTGTTTCTTTTTCATATCCTGGTTCATTATGTAATGGATTTTCTACAAAAACTAATGCTTGAATAGATAATAAAACAGAGGAAATAGTATTACACGAGGTCCAACGTGGTCCTGACCAAGTATTAATTATAGATAAACATACTTTTCCATTAACATATAAATTAGGATTAAATCGAGTTTTACCATTTTGAGTACAATATGTAACTTTGGGGGGATTAAATGGATAATCATTAGGCATTACAATATTAAAAAAATAAAATCCAAATTCATAGGGTGTTTCTGATGGACCGATCATTAAAACTTTTATATTATATATATCATCATTATATATATAATGATAAATTCCATGTGAGTTTAAATTTGATTGTTCTAAATCTTTTATGTCTTTTAATATACGTTTTACACTTATATCCATACGATAAATATATAATATATTATAAATTTTAAGTGTTTAAAATAAATTAAATTATTTCCAAAATTGAAAAAATTTAGAGATTAAAATATATTATATTATATGTCGTATGAATTTAATTTTGAAAATAAAAAAAACGAATTTTATAATAAATTAAGAACTAATTACCCAGTAACACCCGATAATTATTCAACACATACTAGTATAGGAGATCCTGGTGGTGCGTGGCATATTTCAGATGATTATTTAGATCATTTTTATACTATGTATGCGGATATATGTTTTAAATTTAATGTTAATTGTCATCTAACTGAAAGACATAAAGAAGTAAGTCCAATATTAATTGATTTAGATTTTAGATATGATTTAGAGCATCCAAATCGACTTTTTGATATAGAATTTATTAAAAATATAGTAAAATTATATAATAGAATAATTAGAGAATCATACGTAGAAATTTCGGATAATTTATTAGAATCTTATGTTTTATTAAAAACAAATCCTATAAAAGATGGAGATAAATATAAAGATGGGATTCATATAGTTTATCCATATTTAGTAACAAAACCTGATATTCAGAAATGGATAAGAAAAACACTTATTAAAGATTGGAAAAATGAATTAAAAGAAATATTTTCCGAAATTCATTGTACAAATGACTTTTCAGATATTTTTGATGATAAAGTAATATATGATACAAATTGGCAATTATATGGAAGTAAAAAACCTGGAAATATTCCATATAAATTAGTACATATTTTAGATAGTGAATGTAATATTATTGAAAATGAATATAATAAAAATGATTATGAAACAAATAAAAAATTAATAAAATTATTTTCAATCCGAAATAAAATTGAAACAAAATTGATTTTAAATAATCAGAATACTAAAATGGACAAATGGCTGAAAGATAATGCCGAAAAACATCAAAAACAAACCCAAAGTTATAGAACTGTAAATAAAGGTCCTAAACGTTCTATTACTGATATTAAAATTTTTGGTAAAAATGGAGATACTGAAAATTTAGATTATATTAAAGAATTAGTAGATAAATGTTTATCTGAACAACGTTCTGATAAATTTGATTCATGGATTAAATTAGGTATTTTACTTCATAATGTGGATTATTCATTATTGGATACGTGGATTTCTTTTAGTAAAAAATCACCTAAATATAAAGAAGGTGAATGTCAAGAAAAATGGGATAGATTACCTGTAACAAATAATAAAAAAACACATACTGTAAATCCTGAATTAGGAATTGGTTCATTAGTTCAATGGGCAAAAGAAGATAATTTTGGAGAATATAAAAAATTAAGAGCTAAATATTTTACAACTGTTGAAAATAATAGTTGTCTTGAAAAATTACTATATAAATCTCAAGATGGTGCACATACTGATTTAGCAAATGTTATTTATAGATATTTTAATGGTTTTGGTTTATCTGAAGAAAATCGTTTTATGTGTTATAATATTAGTAAAAAATTATGGTGTGAATATAAGTCAAATCAACATAAATGGGTTGAAGATACTGAAGATAATGCTGGTCATTGTATTCGACAAACTTTTGATACTGAAGTATATAAATTATATACAATTGATTATATGAATACATTACAAGAAAAACATGCTAAAGCAATAGAAGATGATGATGAACAACAACAAAAAAGAATAGAAGAAGATAAAATTAAAATAATGAAATTAACAAAACAATTAAAAATTACAAGTTTTAGAGATACATTACTTAAGGAATGTAGTAATAAATTTCATTTAAAAGAATGTAGAGAATTATTAGATACAAATTTAGATTTATTAGGATTTACAAATGGTGTATATGATTTAGAAAATGGAATATTTCGTGAAGGACGTCCTAGTGATTTTATTAGTTTAAGTACTAATCTTGAATATAATGATTATACTCATAATTCTCCTGAAATTTTAGAATTAAAAAAAATTATTGGACAAATATTACCTATTGCTCCGGTTCGTGAATATTTTCTACAAATCTTATCTACTTGTTTATCTGGTAAACAATATTTTGAAAAATTCTTTGTATTAACTGGTTCAGGTTCAAATGGTAAAAGTAAATTACTTGATTTAATACAGGGTTCTCTCGGAAATTATTATCATCAAATGAATGTTTCTGCTTTATGTTCTAGAAGAGGTGCTTCTAATGCGGCAGATCCTGAATTAGCAATGTTACGTGGTAGAAGATTTGTAGCATTTTCAGAACCTAGTAAGGATGAACCTATTAATGTTGGAAAATTAAAAGAATGGAGTGGTGGTGATACTATTCAGTGTAGAGAATTATATAAAGGACCTATTAAATTTAAATCTCAAGCTAAATGGTTTTTAATTTGTAATGATATTCCTGATATTCCTAGTGATGATGATGGTACTTGGAGAAGATTAACAGTAATTAATTTCCCTTCCAAATTTATTCCTCGTAATGAAATGACTGGACGTGATTTTGAATACGAACGTATTAATAATATGAATGAAAAATTAGAAGAATTAAAAGAACCATTTATGTGGTTATTAATACAATATTATAAAGAATTTAAGGAATTAATGAAATCTACAGGATTAATAGAACCTAAGGAAATTATTGAAGCTACAAATAATGAACGTAAGAAAAATAATCCTATTAAACAATTTATTGATGATAGAATTATATATAGTCCTAATAAGTCTGATAAATTTAATATTACTGAAATTTATAACGTATTTAGAAATTATATGACTGATTCTGGTCATAATCCTAAATTATTACCAAAACGAACTGAATTTCAACAAAAATTTAATATTGAATATGTTAATATTATTAAGAAAAATTCTAATAAAACTTTAGAAATTAAAAAATTTAAAAATGAATGGGCAAATGTTACTTATATTATTGATACAAATAATAATGAACAAGATGATGAACCTCCCTCTACTAATATTATTCAAGATAGTGATTCTGAAGATGAATATTCAAATAATATTGAATTAATTACAGAACAAGATTTAGAAGATATGGATAATAGTGATTCTGATTAATTATTTTATATATAAAATATATTATTTTATTATTTTTTTTTATATTTTACTACATTTTAGATATATTAATTATTAAATTTACAAATATAAATTATTTAAAATTGATTTTATTTATATATATATTCAACAATTTCAAGTATGAATATATGTTCAATTAGTAATATAAAACAATTAAAAGTTAATCCTAATTGGGCCCGAGTAGGAATTTTAGGTTATTATAAATATAATAATAGTATCTATCTTTTAATGGGTAGATATAAAGTTTCTGATGAATTAGAACAATTATGTGCTATTAGTGGAGGATTTAAAAGAACTAAAGAACAAATAGAAGAAGGCGCACAAAGAGAATTTTCAGAAGAAACTGAAGAATTCTTTGGTAAATATAGTAATGAAATTAAAAATGATATGTTGAAGGCACCCATTTTATTTTCTACAGGTAAAAATGGTATAGATAGAATTTTATTCTTATTAGATATTTCTAAATATGTAGATGGTTTACCTATTCATTCCTTAAAAGAATTATTTAAAAAACATTTTGCTACAAAAAAAAATACTGAATTAGCTGGTATTGATTTAATTGAAATAGATAAAATTGTAAATGATTATTGTGATACAGAAATTTATATTGATTTTATTAATTTTATGAAAAAAAATAAAATTTTTCGTAATAATAAGTTACAAAAATTAATTAATAAAATGTCTTATCCTACAGTTACTACTTAATTATTTAAAACATTTTTTTAATTTTTCTATATAATCTACCCATATAATAACTAAAACATTGACATATATATCCTACACCAGTACATATAAGATCACATCCATTCATACAAAAATTACATCCACTTGCACATTTACCATTTGCTTCATTTTGTTCCTCTAATTCTTTTATTTCATCTTCATTTTCATTTACATTTATTATAATATCTTTGGTTTCATTTAATTCAATTGTAACCATATTATCTTCTGTTTTATTTAAATTATTTCTTGGTGAAAATATTTCATTTTTTACTGTCTCTATATCTTTTTTATTTTTTTTTTCTTCTATTTTATTTTCTATATTTTCTTCCGTTTCTATATTATTACATTTACTATCAATAATTGTATTTAGTTTTTCATTTTCTTTTAAAATTTCTTTAATATTTTTTTTATTACTATATTCTTTTAATTTTAATAATGTATTACATTTTAAAAATAATATTCTCAATATACCATTATGGTCAATAACAAGAAATTCTTCTTTCATTATTATATATAATAAAATTATATTATTTTTAAATATTAATATATTTATTTTTAAAAAATATTAATTTATTGAACTCATTGTTAAAGATTTTAATTTACTATTTTTTTTTGTATTTTTTAATATATAATTTATTTTATTTATTATTGTTTTATTATATTTTATAATAAATAATATATATCTATTAAAATTATATTTTTTTGGTAATATATATACATTATCACTAAAATTTTTAATAAAATTTTTAATATTATATAAATTTATTGTTTTTATAATATGATAAGAAAATGTATTTACAGTATCCTCATATTTTATTGAATTTTTATTATTTTTATATATTTTTGTAAAATCATCAATATTATAATATAAACATAATTTTGCACATTGTTGAAAACTATGAACTATTTCTTTTTTAATATAGTCTCTAAATAAATTTTTTTTAATTTCTTCTGATTTTTTTCTATGTTTTTCTTGTATTACTAAAAATAAATTAATTATTATTGCCCATGATTCTACATATGATTCATTTACTAATAAATTACTTTCATTTATATTAAATAATTTTAATAATTCTTTTTTATCTTGAATAGTTTCATATTTATTATCTATATCTAATGCATGAATTAATTCATGAATTAATAATTTTAACATTTCTTCTTTTCTAAATATTATTATATTATTTAAATAACTTAATCCACTATTTACATTATTTTGTGATAATTTACCACATTTTTTATGATTATTACAACCAAATTCTTTTTTAAATGGTGTATCATAAATTTCTATATTTAAATTTTTATAAGTATTTGATATAATCATCATAAAAATAATTCTTTTTACTATTTTTTTAAATAATTCTGTATTATTTATTTTTTTCGAACAAAAATAATTCACATTTATAATATTATTTTTATAATTATAAGAAATTACATATTTATATTTAATATTATTTTCTATATATTCTTCTACTTTTTTTGGTATAAATTTACTATCTATCATATTTACTTTTTTTACATTATGTAATTTACAATACATTTTTTCATTTAAATTTACTTCTTTTATATATTTTGATAAATTACTCCATAATATTTTAATCATTATAATATCTATCAATAAATTTTAATCTAATTAATTTTTTTTATGTGTTTAATTTTGAATACTTTTATAATTATAAAAATTATAAATGTATTCAATAATATTAGCTGTAGTTGTTGTTATAGGACTATATTTTATTTATAATCAAATATCTACATTAAATAGTCTTCTTGAAAATATTATTCAAATATTACGTAATAATAAAGCTGTAATTAAAAATAATAGTGACACTATTATAGATGAAATTGATCAAGTTCATAATCAATCTAATAAATCTATTTTTGATCCTGAAACACTTCTTTCCAAATTTATGGGTAATGATACTCCTAATTTTTCACAAAATATAGAACAAGAAGAATCTGAAGAAGAAGATGAAGAATGTGAAGAAGAAGATGAAGAAGCTGAAGAATATGAAGAAGAAGTTGAAGAAGAATATGAAGAAATTAATGCTGATGAAGTTGTTGAAGTTGATGAAGAAGTTATTAAAGATGATGAAGAACAAGAAGTTGTTGAAGATGATGAAGAAGTTGTTGAAGATGATGAAGAACAAGAAGTTATTGAAGATGATGAAGAACAAGAAGTTGTTGAAGATCATGAAGAAGTTGTTGAAGATGATGAAGAAGTTGTTGAAGTTGATGAAGAAGTTGATGAAGAACCAGAAGTTGTTGAAGAACCAGAAGTTGTTGAAGAACCAGAAGTTATTGAAGAACCAGAAGTTATTGAAGAACCAGAAGTTATTGAAGAACCAGAAGTTATTGAAGAACCAGAAGTTGTTGAAACAAAACCTAAAAGAAAATATAACCGAAAAAAAAAATAAATTATAATTTAAAATATTTTATATAATATAATGGTTTATACTGATTGTCCCATGGATGCCCGTGATTTTACCGATTATAGATCAACTTCTGATATAAATAATGAACTTATTATAACAAATAATATTCAAAATAATTTTGAATATAATAAATTTATTACTCAAAATGCCACAAAATTAATTGATGGATATAAAAATAAAATTGAAAAATTATATAAATGTGGACCACATGGTAATACTATGTTAAATGAACAATATAAACAACATTGTAATAAAGATAATTGTGAAGTTAAACCTTATGATAAAAAAGGATTAGGTATGGGTAGAGAATTTAATAGTGATATTAAATATTGTGAATAAATATATATAAGTATTTAAATATTTTTTTTTTATATATATTTATAATATGAAATATGATTTTGTTATAAATATTATTGTTTTAGGAGAACAATGTGCTGGAAAAACTTTATTTATTAATAATTATTTATATAATAAAACTAAAACTGCCCATTTAGCACCAACTATTGGTGTTGATTATTATAAAAAAAGTATTAATTATCAAAATAATAATTATTTATTAAAAATTTGGGATACTGGTAATGGATTACTTTATAAAAATATTTTAGAATTTTATTTAAAAAGTAGTTCTATTTTTATTATTTTAAGTACTGAACGTAATGATAAATTTATAAAAAAAGTATTTGATCTTATTCATACAAACGAAGATATGACACCTTCTAATATTTTTATTATTTATAATAAAAAAAATGATGAAGATTGTTTTAAATTTAATGAATCTAATATATTAAATTATAATCCTGATATTAACAATATTTATTTTCACTATATTAATGTTATAAATAATGAAGAAATACATAATGTATTTAATCAAATTAAATTTATAATTTTTACTGAATTAACTAATAAATCTATATCAACACAAAATTTAATAGCATTAAACACAGAATTACCATCTCAAAATATTAATAAAAAAAAAGTAAATGAATATTGTAATGCTTGTTGTACTATTTGTTAATTTATTATTTAAAAATACTATAATTATATTATATAATATGGAAGATACAAATTTAAAACAAATTGAAACTTTTTTATCTACTTATGAAAATACTTTAAAAAATATATTTATTACTGCTGAAAAAAAACACGGTAAGGGAATTTTAATTGTTGATGTTAATAATAATAATAATGGTAATTGTGATACACAATATATACCTTTAACAAATAGAGATAATTTTTGGGAACAATCTGAAGATATGCTTCAAATAAAAAATAAAATTGAAATTATTCAAGAAAAAACAATATTTTTATGTTTAATTAATAATCAAACTACTATTATTATTGATAGACCTTACGAAATTAATTGAATATTTTTTTCTGAAAGTAAAATATAACCATTTTTTTTTAATTCATTTCCATTATAATAATTTTCATCATTATAATTATTATAATTATCTTCTTCTCCATATTTTGTTATTTTTACTAAATATGGTTTTTTCCCATCAAAAACAATTGAATCACATATTATTCCCTCACCAATTATAATACTTTTTTCTTCTCCATTTTTATATAATAATAATTTTATTTTTACTTTTTGATCTGGAAAATATTTTGGATAACTTTTTTCACCATATTCACCCATTCCTGTTCCAAATTTTTCCCACATAGTTTTTATATTATTATTAATAATTTAATCAATTTTATATAAATAAATACAATTAAATTATATAAAAAAGTATTTTGAAATATATATAAGTATATTTATGTCTAAATTAATTAAAGAATACTTTCAATATCAAGACAAATTTATAAAAAAATATGGACCCGATACTATTGTTTTAATGCAAGTTGGTAGTTTTTATGAATTCTATGGTTTAAATACCGAACAATTATCTTATAAAGAAGTTGATCCTTCATTAGATTTAGATAATAAACATTTATATACAGTAGCAAAATTATTAGGATTTTCTATAGCAAAAAAAACTAATCATGCCTTAATGGCAGGTGTTCCTAAATATGCTATAGATAAACATGTAAAAAAATTATTAGATAATAATTATACAATTGTAGTTATAGAACAAATAGGTGAAGATAAAAAAGACGTTGATAGACAAATTACAAATATATATAGTCCTGGAACATATTTAGAAGATATTAATACAAGTAAAACTAATTTTTTAGCAAGTATTTATGTAGAAAATACGAAAACATTAAATGGAGATATATTAGAAATTGGGGTATGTTGTATTGATTTATCAATTGGTAAAAATATAATATATGAAATTCCTTATAAGAAAGAAGATACAAATTATATATATGATGAATTATATAAATTTATCAATAGTTATAATCCAAGTGAAATTATTATTTCATTTAAAAATCTAAGTGAAAAAGAACAAAAACAAATTATTGATTCATTAGAAATAAATAAACGTATTATTAAAATAATGGATTATGATGAAAAATATAAAAAAATGGAAATACAAGAAAATATTTTAAAAGAAATTTTTAAACCTAAAACTATGATTCATATTTTTGAATACTTAGATATCCATAGAATGCAAATTGGTATATATTGTTATATAAATTTATTATTATTTATTAAAGAACATGATAATAGTAAATTATTAAATCTAGAAAAACCTGATATTTATACTACAAATCAATTATTAAATCTAAATAGAAGTACCATTTATAGATTAAATTTAATTCATAATACACAAGAAGAAAATAATACAAATGTTAGTTCTTTATTTGATGTAGTAAATATGACTACAACAAATATTGGTAAAAGAACACTGCGTAATCGTTTAATTTTTCCTACTACTGATATAAATATATTAAATAAAAGATATGATTTAGCGGATTATTTTATAAATAATAAAGAAAAAATGAATTCATTTAAAAGTGAGTTAATTAATATTTCAGATATTGAACGTTTAAATCGTAAATTAGCCACTTTAAAATTAGATAAAGAAAATGATTTATTAAATTTGTATATATCACTAAATTATATATATAAAATATTAGAAAATGTAGATACAGATTTATTAAATTTATTATCATTTGATGAAAAAAATAAAAATGAATTTAGTGAATTTTATAATAAATGTAAAAGTATTTTTAATATTAATTCTTTATATAAAAGAGATATTAATATTTTTAATGAAGGATATAATACAAATATAGATGAAAAAAATGCTATTTATAAAAAACAAATTGTAATAATGGAAGAATTATGTAAAAAATTTACAGAAATGATAAAAAAAGAGGATAAAAAAATATATGAAGAAAATTCATTATTAGTTGAATATGAATGGAGTGAAAGAGACGGAAGTTATAATATAACAACAACAGAGGCACGAGCAAAAAAATTAAAAATAGGTTTAAGTAAAAAAAATGTAGTAAAAATTAAAAATGAGGAATATAATGTATGTATTGAAATACCTACAAATAATATTACATTAAAAAGTGCCAGTAGTGGTGGTAAAACAAAAATAAAAAGTGATATTATTATTGAATGTTCTGAAAAATTATATAGATCTAAAAATATTTTACAGAAAACAGTAGATACTACATATAAAACAATTTTAGAAGAATTCTATATATATAATAGTTTATTATTTAATGTAGTTAAATTTATTGGAGAAATAGATTGTGGAATGAGTACAGCAAATAATTTTATCAAATATAATTATTGTAAACCAACATTAGATACTACTGAGGTAAAAAGTTATTTTGATTGTAAAGGAATTCGTCATCCAATTATTGAACGTATTTTATCTACATTATATGTAACAAATGATATAATTATGGGAAAAGAAAAAAATGATGGTATGTTATTATTTGGAACAAATAGTTGTGGTAAATCTTCCTTAATGAAAGCAATTGGTTTATGTGTTATTATGAGCCAGGCCGGATTATATGTTCCTGCTAGTTCATTTACTTTACGACCATATACGAAAATATTTTCAAGAATTGGTAATCAAGATAATATATTTACTGGTAAATCTTCATTTACACAAGAAATATCCGAATTACGTGATATTTTTAATCGTTGTGATGAAAATAGTTTAGTTATTGGTGACGAACCATGTAGCGGAACTGAACATATTAGTGCTATATCAATTGTAAGTTCAAGTATAGAATATTTAAGTAGAAAAAATTGTAGTTATATATTTGCTACACATTTACATAAATTAAATGAGATTGATTTATTAAAAAATTTAGATAATTTACATAAATATCATCTTAAAATTACTTATGATGAAGTAAATGATAAATTAATTTATAACAGAAAATTAGAACATGGTATTGGTAATGAAGAATATGGACTTGAAGTAGCAAAATCATTATCATTAGAATTAGATTTTCTTCATAATGCATATAAAGTAAAAAATCAATTAAAAGATATTGGTTTATATTCTACTAAAGGTTCTATATATAATAGTAAAAAAATATTAGATAAATGCGAAATATGTGGTCAAGATGGTGAAGAAATTCATCATATAAATTATCAGAGTTTAGCAAATAAATTTGGACATATTGATACAATTCATATGAATATGAAGGGTAATTTATGTAGCATTTGCCAAAAATGTCATGATATGGCCCATAATGATGAAATTAATATAAAAGGATATATTGAAACCTCTGAAGGTATTATATTAGATTATGAAATCATTGAAAAACAAATACAAGAAGAAGTAAAAAAAACAAAAAAAAAATATAGTGAAGATGAAATTAACTGGTTAATAACATGTTATAAAACAAATGAAAGAAGCACATATAAACAACTTAGTGCAATGTTTGAAGTTACACAAAAGAAAAAAATATCAGCAGGTATTGTTGGTAAAATAATTAAGGGAACATATTAATAAATTAATATTATTATATATAAAATATTATTTATATATTTTTTTTTAGATTATTTTAGGTAATTTTTTTCTCTTTTTAAAATAAGAGTATTCATATGACTACAATTAAAGTTTTTTCTTGGAATATAGCCTGTATGCCAAATTATGTAAATACATTTGGAAATGTTGAAACTAGACTTAATAATATTATTAAATTTATAGAAATACATAATCCAGATATAATATCACTTCAAGAAGTATTTTCACAAAATTGTAGAGATATATTATATAAATTTTTTACTCAAAAAAAATATAATGTTTTAATGTCACCCTATACTAGATTTCTGTTAAATGGGGGATTATTTATTGCTTCTAAATATGAAATTGTTGCCAATGATTATAAAATATATAAAAATTATATTGGTGAAGATGGATTGTGTCAAAAAGGAATATTATATTGTCAAGTAAAAATTAATAATAAATATATTAATATATTTAATAGTCATTTAAATAATGATACACCATTGATATATTCTAATAAAAATAATATACCATTAGTAAAAAAAAATCAATTAAATGAATTTTTAATTTATATTAATAAAATTATTCAAAATAATAAATATATTATATGTGATAAAAAAAATATAATCTATATTATTGCAGGTGATTTAAATTTAAATTTTAAATCCAAATTATATACAAATTTTATTAAAAAATTAAAAAAAAATTTAAATGTATCTTGTAATAAAAAAGAAATTATTACAGATAATATTGAAAAAAATCAAGTAGATTATATTATTAATTGTTATAATAAAAATTTATCTATTATTCCAGAAGAAATTATATATTCTTATTTTACTATATTTAAATTAAGTGACCATAATCCCTTAATTAAAAAATTTATATTATAAATTATTGTTGTTGACAACCTGGTCCTCCTTGTTCTTCATCTTCATCATTAAAATTATTCGATTGGGTATAAGTTTCTAATTTATATTTTTTTTTTGATTCTGTTGTAAAAGTATCAAACATAGATTCTGGTAATAATTCTTTAAATTTATCAGTATCTTTTTTATTAATATTTTTAGGATACACTATGTTAAATTTAAATATTAAATCTCCAAATACTTCATTTCTTGAATTATATGGCATACCCTTATTTTTTACAACTTTAATATCATCTTGTTTTATTATTTCATCCGATTCTATAATACATTTTTCTCCATCTAAATGTGAAAATTCAAATTTAAATCCAATTAATGAATCTAATAATGTTATATCTAACCCAATTAACAAATCATTTTTTTGTCTTTTAAATATTTCATGTTCCTGTTCATTTATTACAAATATTAAATCATCATTTTTCATTGTATTAATATTAAAATTACCTAAACCTTTTAATAAAATTTGTTCCCCATTACACATTCCCTTTTTAATTGGTAATGTAACTTTCTTACTAACTTTTTCTAGAACGTTTTTATCAAATATTTTCCCTGTACCATTACAAGTATTACACGGTACCTGAAATTGTTGTATAATAGGTCCTAATCTTTGAACTTTTACTTCTACACCAGAACCTCCACAATTATTACAATCTTTAATTGAACCAAATTTTTCTGGTTTTAATACAGTATGTGTTATATTAAATTTCATTGTTTTTCCTTTATATAAATCTTCTAATGACACATTTATTTTTTTTACTTCTGGATTATTTTTATTTTGTTGTCTTCCACCCATCCCCCCCATTCCACCCATTCCACCCATTCCACCCATTCCACCCATTCCACCCATTCCTCCAAATGAAAATCCTCCTTCACCAAACATTTCCTGAAACATTGAAAATGGGTCAACTCCAGCCCCTCCTTGTTTTAATCCTTCTTCTCCACATTGATCATATATTTGTTTTTTTTGTGGGTCTGTTAATACATTATATGCATTAGATATATCTTTAAATTTTTTTTCCGCCTCTTCTTTATTATCTTTATTTCTATCTGGATGATATTTCATTGCCATTTTTTTATATTGTTTTTTAATTTCATTTGTATCAGCATTTTTGGACACACCTAATAAATCATAATAATCTTGCCCCATTTATATAAATATTGCTAATATTGCTTTAAATAAATTATTTAAACTTTAATAAATTTAAATTTTAATAAATTTAAATTTTAATAAATTTAAATTTTAAATTTCAAATTGAAATATAATTTAAAATATTTAAAATAGTATTAATATATATATGAAGATGGAGGTTGTTAAAAGAAATGGTCAATCTGAGGAAGTATCCTTTGATAAAATCAAATTACGTATTAATAAAATGGCAAATCTTGAACCTAAATTATTAAATGTTGATCCAATTGAAATTGCCCAAAAAGTTATTGCCCGTATTTATGATAAAATTAAAACTGTTGAATTAGATGAAGAAACTGCCAGTATTTGTACTTCTTTAATAACTAAACATCCTGATTATAGTATTTTAGGTTCCCGTATTATTATTTCCAATAGTCAAAAAAATACAGATAAACCATTAAAAGAAAAATTAGAACTTTTAGTTCAACATAATATTATGACCCAAGAAATTTTAGATGTTTATAATACTCATAAAACTAGAATTGACGAAACTATTGATTATCAACGTGATTTTAATTTTGACTATTTTGGTTATAAAACTTTAGAAAAAAGTTATCTTCAAAAAGTAGATGGTGTTACTATTGAACGTATACAAGATTTATTAATGCGTGTATCTATTGGTATTCATAAAAATGATATTGATAATGTTCTTAAAACATATGATTTAATGTCATCCAAATATTTTATTCATGCCTCACCCACCTTATATAATGCTGGAACACCACGACCACAATTACTTAGTTGTTTCTTAATTGGAATTGACGATTCTATTAATGGAATTTATAAATGTTTAGGTGATTGTGCTGCTATTAGTAAATGGGCTGGTGGTATTGGATTACATGTTTCTAATATTCGTGGTAATAATAGTTATATTAATGGAACAAATGGAAAAACAAGTGGTATTGTACCTATGTTACGAGTTTTTAATAGTACAGCACGATACGTTAATCAATGCTTTCTACCTGATACACCTATTTATACTCAAAATGGACTTAAAAATATGGAAGATATTGCTTGTGGTGATAAATTAGTTACAAATGACGGTTCTTTCCAAGAAGTATTAAAAGTATATAATGATACAGTAGAAAATAAAGATATTGTTCATATACAGTCTGGTGTAACTGATTGTAGAGTAACAGATTGTCATCCATTTTTAGTAGTTCAAAATCAAAAAAAAGGATTAAATTATAATGTAATTAAAAATAGATTAAATAATAATTATATTCAACCTGAATATATTGAATCAAGAAGATTAACTACTGATGATTTTATGTGTTATCCTATTCCTAAATATACACATGATATTGAAGAATATACAGAAGATGATTGTTATATGTATGGATTAATGTTAGGTGATGGACATATTACTAAAAATAAAACTGAATATGGAATAACATTAAATCAAACTACTAAAAAAGAAGTATGTGATTGGGTTAAAACATATTTAAATCAAAATATTTTACCTTATTGGACTTCTGAAAATAAGGGTGCTTATAGTATTAGATGGTCTAATTGTCATAGAAATAAATTTCAAAGAAAAATGTTATATGACAATGAAGATAATAAAATTATTCATACTTCAATGCTACATCTTCCTACAAATAAAATATGGAATATTTTACTTGGATTAATTCATACTGACGGAGGTGTAGGTAAAGAAATTTATTATTATTCTTCTTCTAAACCATTAATTCAATCTATTATGTATTTATTAATGAAAGTTGAAATTTTACCACAAATGTCTGTTAGAGATAGAATTGGAGAATCACATTATACTTGTCATGGTGATAAAATTACTACTAAACAATTATCATATCAATTAAGAATACCTAAAACACCTGAATTATGTGAAAAACTTGGAATTGAAACTGGTAATTATTTAAAATTCTTAAAATGGGGTAATTATTTAATGTCCCGAATTAAAAGTATTAAAAAAGAATCATATACTGGTGATGTAATTGAATTTGATATTAATAAAAATCATAATTATTTAACTCCTATTGGTTTAGCACATAATGGTGGAAAACGTTTAGGTTCTTTCGCAATTTATTTAGAACCACATCATAGTGATATTATGGAATTTTTAGAATTAAAAAAAAATCATGGTTTAGAAGAAGAACGTGCCCGTGATTTATTTTATGCTCTTTGGATTTCTGATTTATTTATGGAACGTGTCAAAGGCAATAAATTATGGTCTTTATTTTCACCCGATGTATGTCCTGATTTAGAAAAAGTATGGGGTGATGAATATAGACAATTATATGAAAAATATGAAGCCGAAGGTAAAGCTGTAAAACAAATACCCGCCCAACAAATATGGTTTAAAATTTGTACCAGTCAAATTGAAACTGGAACTCCATATATTTTATATAAAGATAGTGCTAATAGAAAATCGAATCAACAAAATTATGGCACTATTAAGTCCTCAAATTTATGTGTAGCACCTGATACAAAAATTTTAACAGATCAGGGACATATAGAAATTCAAAAATTACATAAAAAAAATGTAAATGTTTGGAATGGTAAAGAATTCTCTAATGTAAAAATTTGTAAAACTGGTGAAAATCAGGAATTACTTAAGGTGTCATTAAGTGATAGTTCTAGTG